GCCATGCTCATCGCGGGCGTGCTGAAGTTCGACCCGCAGGGCCGGATCATCCTGTCGGCCGGGCCGCCTGTCGACTTCAATGGGGGCACCCCCATCGGGCTCGATGGCGGGCTGTCTGCAGCCGCAGGCTCCGATCCCACTCTCTACTTCGCGTCCATCGGCTACCTCGACGACGGCAGCATCACCGACAGCGACAACCCGCTGGTGCCGGCCAATGGCGTGCTGACCAATGACCTGGGTCAGGTCAGGATCAGCTTCGACCTCCCGGTCTACTGGTACGCCGGCCTGCCGCTGACGGCCGAGGGGTTCCTCTCGATCAGCGATGGCATCGTCCCGCCAGTGATCGGCCCTGGAGCCTTCGACCAGGGCTTCAACAACGCCTTTGACAACGGGAGCCCGTGATGGCACGCAAGACAATGTTCGCGTTGAAGGCTCAGGCTGACGCCTCGATCCCTGACAACGCCACGCACCAGATCACCGCCGCAGCAGTGCGGACGATGTTCAAGGACTTCATGGACACCATGACGCCAGGGTTCGGCGCGCTCGGTGTGGCCCTGCATACGATGCCAGCCTTGGGCATCACGCCCGTGATGGTGCCGCTGCCGGACCTGATGGCGATCACCGCCGACTTCACGACCTTCGGGCCGACCAGTGGGCAGATCAGGCGCAACGCCCTGGGGCTGCCCTCGACGAACACCCGCGTCACCTTCTATGCCGGCGTCGCCTGCGCGACCGGCAACGAGATCGTTTTCAGCTTGTACCGTGACGGGGTCAGCGTCCCTGGCGGTACGACGGTCAGCGGCCAGGGGTCCACCAACATCGCCGAATGCTCCTTCGAGGTCATCAATGCCGTGCCCGTTGCCGGTGATCCGGTCTACGAGGTCAGGGCGAGCAAGATCAGCGGCGGCATCGACGACGTCGAGCTTTCCAACGTCCGGTTCATTCTTGAGGTGGTCCCGACCATCGGCGTCTGACGTTTAAACTGCGGGCTTCAGTGGGATGGGCCAGCCGAGATTCCCCAACATCCCACGCACAAGGAGAACCCAGATGGCACTCGACGCGCAGCAGGTTGAAGCCCTGCAGAACAGCACCCCCACCGACTGGTCGAAGTTCGACCAGACCGTCAGCGTAGACGCTCGCCAGTTCGGCGGCGCTCCTGGCGGCCTGCCGCCGGGCATGGGGCCGGGGCACGACGACAAGCTCCACGTCCACTTCTACATGAAGCCGCGCATCGACATCGCGGAGTCGACCAAGCAGAACCGGCCGATCTACAAGGACGTGCCCTTCGTCACCGTGATGATCCCCGGCGACAAGAACAACATCGTCACCGCCGAGGTCTGGGACCTCCACATCCGCCGCTGGCCGCAGCACTGGGCTCAGTTCCAGGCTGGCGTCAAGGATCAGGTGGTCGGCACGCCGCTCAAGGTCGCGCCGTTCCTGACCGAGGCGCACATCGAGGAGCTTGCCTACTTCAAGATTCGCACCATCGAGCAGTTGGCGAACCTGTCGGACACCAACATGACCTTCATGGGTGCCCGCGAGATGTCCGACGCGGCGAAGAAGTACCTGCTGACCGTCAACGGCAACGAGGCGCTGCTGGAGCGCATCAAGGCTCTCGAAGCCCAGATCGCCCAGCCGCATGTGGCCCAGGGCGACCACGAGGTGCCGGCAAAGCCGGACAAGCCCACGGTGAAGAATTTCGGCCGTTAAGACTGGGGACACAGCATGGCGACGACCTACAGCATCACCAACTTCAGCACGTTCCAGACGCTGCTGCAGCAGGTCTGCGCCATGCTCAACCTGCCGATCCCGACCGACCCGGTCGGCTCCGCAGACCCCAACCTCGTGCTGATGAAGACGGTGGCGAACCTCTCCAGCTTGGAGATGCTCAACGCCTACGAGTGGAGCCAGTTGACCAAGGAGGGCACGATCACCGTCGAGACGCTGATCCCTCCGGTGGCGGGTGAATCGAACGAGGTCGCCTTCGACCTCCCTGGCGACTTCTACAGGTTCATCGACCAGACGCAGTGGAACGCGGCGATGCGCTTCCCTGCGGTCGGCCCGGTGAGCCCCCAGGGCTGGATGACCTACCGGGTCTTCCCGATCAGCGCCAACTTCACGCTGACGTGGCAGATCAGGCAGCGGCAAATCTGGTTCCTGAATCCCCCGGCTCCTCCGGGGCAGGACTTCAAGTTCATGTACCTGTCCCAGGCGCTGGTGCAGGACGCGGACAACCCCGACCTCTACAAGAACGTGGCGACGAAGGCGGGCGACACGTTCCAGCTTGACGGCATCCTGATGACGCTGCTGACGCGGCTGAAGTGGCTTGAAGCCCGAGGCTTTGACTCAGCGACCGCCGTGCGCGACTTCCTGCTGGCCTTCGACTCGCGCATCGGCGCGGAGAAGGGAGCCAACATCCTGAACATGGCGGGCGGCCGCCACGACTACCCGTACATCGGCATCGGCAACCTGCCCGAGGCGAGCCTCTACGGCATGCGCCAGAACTAATTCCCCGTAACGAAATGGCAACGCTTCCTCCTGGCTGGGTGATAACTCCGACGGTCGAAATCGTCCCTAATCCCAACGTAGGGACGCCGGCCGAGGGCGCCTTCTTTGCCCGCCAGACCTACATCTGCACCGACGCAGCCGGGGGCTACCTCTGCAGCAGCGGAGCCCTGGAGGACTGCGAGGCGCAGGCGCAGTCGCTGGCCCAGCAGCGGACGCAGCAGCAGCCCTACTACGAGGTGATCCCGTAATGCCGCTCGTTCCCTACGCCGGCCCCCGCCGCACGACGCCCAGGCGGTCGAGCGCCACGCAGAACCATCAGGCGTTCCCGTTCGGTGCGCCGCTGCGCGGGCTCGACGTGACCCAGCCGCTGCCGGGCGGCAACCCCCAGACGGCGATCCGCCTGGAGAACATGATCCCCCGCGTGCTGGGGCTGCAGATGCGCCGGGGCTACCTGCGCCACACCAGCAACCTCTCGGGCGAGGTCCGCTCCGAGATGAAGTACCTGTCGCCGCTGGGGGTCAACAAGCTCCTGGCTGCAACGGCCGCTGGCGACATCTACGACGTGACCACGGCCACGGCCTCGGGCGTCACCCCCGTGCCTGTCCTGGCCGTGCCGACCGGGACGCCGGTCGGCGAGTGGGTGTCGCTCAACTTCACCACCAACGCTGGCGTCCACGTCATGCTGATGGTGAACCCCGGCTCGGGCTACTGGATTTACGACGGCACGACGTTCACGCAGATCACCCTCGGGGCCGGCCCCAACCAGATCAGCGGCATCGACCCGGCGCTCTTCAGCTTCGTCACCGTCTACAAGAACCGGGTCTGGTTCGTCGAGAAGGACACGACCAGGGGCTGGTATCTCGACTTCGGTGTGTACGCCGGGGCTGCAACCGCCTTCGACTTCGGCTCGATGTTCCCCAACGGGGGCAAGCTGTCGGTGCTGATCAACTGGACCTACGACGGGTCGAGCGGCGTCGGCGTGCAGAACCAGTTCATCATCATCGCGGACCAGGGCGACGTCCTCGTCTACGGTGGCGACGACCCCGACATAGCCGGGCAGTTCCAAGTGGTCGGCCGCTGGTACATCGGGCGCGTGCCCGTTGGAGCCCGGTACTACACCAACTACCAGCAGGACGTGACCATCCTGTCCGAGCGCGGCATGGTCTTCATGTCGGAGCTTATGCGCGGCCAGGGCTTCTTCCAGAACCCGCAGATCGCCAGCGCCATCAACAGTGCGCTCGCCATCGAGATCGCGGGCTCGCTCGACGTGCGCTACTGGGAGGTGAAGTTCCTGCCGCACGAGCAGTTGCTGCTGATCAACCGCGCCGAGATCAACGTCGAGAACCTGCAGTGGGCATACGAGGTCAACAACAAGGCGTTCGCCATGCTGCGCGGCTACCCGATGCTGACGGTCGAGGCGTTCGACGGCAAGGTCTTCGCTGGCGATCTGGAAGGCAACATCTGGCAGTGCTTCATCGGCGGCACCGACGGACAGGTCGACGACGAGCCGGGCACCGACCTCCAGGGGCTCGTGGTGACCGCCTTCCAGCCGCTGGGCGAGGGCATCCGGGTCAAGCGGTTCCACATGGTCCGCCCGTCGTTCATCTCCGATTCA